CCAGCCCATTCGCGTTCCACATCGGACAGGGCGGCCAATTCGCCACGGGCGCGGGCATTGGCGGCTTCTACCTTTTCGGCATTGGCGCGGGCCAGCCTGATCTTTTCGGCGTTCAATTCGGGGTTGCTGGCCAAGGCGCTGCCCGTGGTCTTCAGGCGAAGGTTTTCGACATAGCCCCGGATTGCGGTTTGCAGATCGAAGCGCCCATCTTCCCGGCGGGGGATGCGACCTTCACGGGCAAGGGCGCTGACTCGGGGCGCGGCAAGGTTTAGCCATTGGCCAAGTTCGGCGGCAGACACCACGCCCTGCAACGGCGGCGGGCCGTTGACCAGAGCGTCAATCTCTGCCAGTTCGGTTTGGCTTATGGCTTCCAAGGCTAGTTCCTCTCACTAACGACGGTAACAAGGGGAAAAACGGGAATCCCGATTTCCATTTTCATGTTGGGGGCTGAAGAGTCGCGGCTCCGCGTCCCCGCAAGGCAAGTCCGGGGGTAGGACCCGCTTGTTCCCGCCCTTCCCGTTCTTCCCAAGCTATCCCTTGTCGGGGCATGGGGGCCGACAGACCGACAGTCCTTAAGGACTCTGTCGGTGTCGGTCGGCCTACACCCACCTTTTGCCGATGCCGACAGATGCCGACTGTCGGCCTTTTGTCGGTGTCGGTCGGCTTGTCGGGCTTCATTGCTGTTCCCCTTCGTCGGGGAAGTCATCGGTGTCGCTGCCCGTCGGGCTGTAGGGCGTTACCCTCAGGGAATAGAAGCCTTCGCCAAACTCGATCAATTCACGCTGCAACAGTTCGCGGATAGCGCGTTTGAACGTGTCGCGCCGGGTCTCCCACTTCTCAGATTGCGACACGTTCCGCCCGTTCACACAGGCTTCGCGCCATGCCTCTTCGGCCACGGGCTTGCCGTCGGACAGGTGGTGCAGCATGGCATAGGCCGCCGATGCCGCCGGGGGCAGCTTGTCGGCCTTGCTCTTCAAGGTGCTTGCATCGGCCTCTTGGCAGACAGCCGTGGTGATCGGATCGCCGTCTTCATCGGTGCCCAAGCGCCGGGTTGCGATGGTGAAGGCGAAGTCCTGTTCCGTCGTGCCATTGCGGTTCTTGGACGGCTTGAAGGCCACCACATCGGCTTCGCGCTTCAGGTAAAGGGACACGTCCAACGCCCCGTTCAAGAGGCTATGGCCACGGGGCAGCCCGTCGCCCGCCTTGGTGTCATGGTGGATCAAGACGACGGCAGCGCCCCAGCGGGCCAACGAACGGGCCGCCGCGACGACTCGCCCCATGCCTTCAGCGCTGTTCTCTTCCAAGCCGGGGAAGGCCACGGCCAACGTGTCAATGAAGATCAGCGCCGGGCGGCGGGCCTTCACTTCGGCGCGAAGGGCCTTCAACTGGCCCTTGTCCGAAAGCAGATCGGACACGCCCGAAACAAGCTGGAAGGCGTCGGCTTCGCCATGATCGGCGCGAAGGGCAGACAGGCGGGCGCGCATCCCATGCCCGTCTTCCGCCGCGACATACAGCACGCCCCCGGCCTTGGTGCGCCGCCCGAACACTTCGGCCCCTTGCGCCACGGCATAGCCCAGACGCGGGGCCAGAAGGCTCTTGCCTGCCCCCGGTGCGCCGATGATCGCGGCAACGTCGCCTTGGGCCAGAAGGCCCTTGATGACGTAGGGCCGGGCGGGCAGCGTGGCACATTCGGCAGGAGTCAGGAAGGTCAGGCCGCCGGACTTGGGGGCCGGGCCGTCGTCTTCCGGCCCGTCAACAAGGGCGTCAATCGCGGCTTCCTCTTCTGCCGTCGGGATCAGGTCAAAGTCGGAAAGCCAAAGCAGTTGGGTCACGGTCGCGTCGCGCCAGCCTTGGCGTTCGGCCTCATGGATGATCGCCCAGCCCGTCACGCCGCCGTCGGCATGAAACGAATCCCAAGCCGCATCGGTCGCGGACTCGTCATAGCCCGGCCATTGGCGCGACCAGTCATGGGCAGCTTCGCGGCCCTCTTCGCCCCCGTCCGTTTCGGCGTGGACGGCCATCAAGATTTGAAGCCAAGCGTCGCGGCTGCGATAGGCGTCGCCGTTGTTCGGCAGGGCCATGAGGGCAGAGCGGAAGACATGGAAGGGCAGGCCCGTCGGTTCACCCAGACCCGGTTCCTTGGCCTTCAGGCGCGGCTTTAGGGCTTCAGGCAAAGAAGGCGGTTCGTCCGTCAGGCTGCCGGACAGAAGCCGGTAGGTGCCGCCCGCATGGGTCGCGCCGGGGGCTGCGATGTAGCCGCCTTCGCCCCGCACATCAACGCCAAGGGGCAGCCCAAGGGCGCTGTTGCCCATGCCCTCTTCCCAACGGAAGATCGCGTGACGCCCGCCCGACGGCGTGGCCCCCATT